TTATTGTTTTGCCATATTTGAACCTATTTTAAAGAGACTTCCATAAATGTTTAGGCTCTTAATTTCACCTAAAACGTTTGCTTCGTTGCCACACATTGAACTTAAATACGCATTGAAACTATATGATTGGGTATGATAATTAACTACCGGTATTTCAACCGGAGCTTCGTCAATAAAAACGAGTCCTGTTGTGTCACCCAATTTTGCACCTTCTAATATCTGTTGAAGCTTATACAGATACAAAAAACGGTTTAATCCATCATTATTTTGCTCTGAAATATTAGAGCAATCAGGCATAGTATCAGTAATTATATGAAGCGTTAACGTTATTGTGCGTGGGTTTCCTCTTCCGGCACCTCTCATATTATAGTCAACGAAGATAGCCGGAATGCTGAAATATTCGTATAGTTCCGGGTGCAATGGTTGACCTCTGAATACGTCTATGTAGAAGTCAGGTGATAACCCTGCATCCGAAAACAATGCTTTTTTGCTGTCAATGAGCTTGTATAGCTCTAATAGTTGGTTTATCATTGCTTTAGTGCTTTAATAAATTGAGTTGTCATATGTAGGTATATTCTACGCTCAAGCGTGTAGCTTGCTCCGATAAAAGGCCGTGCCGGTATTGTAAGATTCATCTTTCGCTGATGTGACTGTACTGCATGTGACTTAACGGTACCGGCTTTTATCTTCTCTGTACGTCCTTTTCTCGTGCGACTATATGCCTTACGTTTGTAGGATGCTACATTATGCTGTTTTACGGTCACAGTCTCTTTAATAGTGCCTCCATTGTTGTGAATTTCTGCATAAGGAACATCAGTACCGATGATGACACGGTTTGTATCTGCGTAAATCTTTCGGATGCTACGTTTTAACCTAACGGTAGCAACTAAAACAGTTTTACTTCTATTCCCTTTTCTTTTGCGTTTTAACGGCTTCCACTTGGTTTTGGTAACATCCAACCATGCTTGTTCAACAAACCGTTCTTTGCTGAAATTTACGGCAATTGCGGCCACTTCATTAGGCATACGGCTGTATGCTTTTGAAATGGCATCGCATTTGCGTATAAAGTCGCGTGTGTCTACTGCTATTGACATGATTAATTAGCTAATTCTGCGCTACGAACAACACGCATAAACATTTCAGTGAGCCAACGTTCCAACTCATCGCGATTCATGCCATTTATTGACTGGCTTTGTGGGCTGAATTTGTCAATAAACGAACCGATATTAATAGTCGTATTCTTGGTTTGGCTGCCTCTGCTGATGGTTTTTGCATCTGCGCCAGCGGCACTGCTTGCAAATGAATTATCCGCCCCTTTCTTGCCGGTTCCTTCAGTTGCATCAGGAACTCCGTTGGCATTGGCGTCTGTCAACTGATCTGCTTTTCCCTGTGCTTTTAACTGGTGGGTTTTATCATCGGCAGCAAGTTTCTTTCTTATTTCATCAATGGACATATTTTTGATGGAATTAACCCCACCTTTAATATCGTTCATGTTGAAAGTGACAATGCCTCTTAATACCTGTAATATTCCGGTTAGAAACTCTTTAATCCATACCAGATAAGGCCGTATTTTATTATACATGGTAGTAAAACCGCCACTCATGCCAGGTATTAATGAAATAACCCAGTTTATTATGCCTCCAAGCACTTGAAACCATCCTACAATAGCTTTCATAGGAACTAAAGCCATGTTAAACGAGAATTTAGCCACAGTGCCTATAAATCCAATTATATCACGGAATGCAGCCGAAGTATTCCACAAGTTCTTAAACCAATTTATCATATCAAGGATACCCTGACCTAAAGAATTGATTAACGGTAACGCCGATTGTCCGATTTCTATCATAGTTCCCTTTATCATATTTTGAATGATGTGGAAATTGTCGAGTGGCGTCATGGAATTTTTGTACGCTTCGTTCAACTGTCCCTGACTATTGGTTACAAAGTCAATGGTGTCTTTGAATTTCTTTGCATCCTGTGTAGCGGATGAAAAGAACGAAGCTGCCTCCATATCAAGCCCGATCTTACCGAAGAACTTAGCCCTTGAAAGGTCGCTCATGTTCTTTGTTTTGGCTGAAAGTTGATCAACAATGTTGATTAATGGCTTTATCTGTCCCTGAGAATCATACAATGAAATACCCAGCTTTTTGAATGCCTTAATTTTGCCCGGGTCGGCCAATGCTTTGAATGCGTTTTCTGTAAGCGTTGTTGCACGCTCTGCCGACATACCTTGTGCTGTAAGGTAAGCCCATGCACCAGCAGTTTCTCCTAATGCGGCACCTGCATTCCTGGCAACCGGTATTATCTTCGGTAAATATTGAGCAATGTCCTGAAACTCTGCATTTCCTTTGTTTACTGTTGCAAAAAGAACATCGTAAACGGTATTAATGTCACGCCCTGAAGCATTCATAACACCAACAGCGGCTTTGGCGGTGTCTCCTACGTCGGTGAAACCGGCCTTTGCGGCTCTCAATGTTGGCTCTAATACCTTTAGTGACGTATTCACGTCGAGGCCTGCCGATATAATCTTATTGAAAGCATCCGGTATTTGTTCTATTGGCGCAACATTTCTTTCCCCAATCTCCAAAAGTTTGTCGGATAGATTACCCAGTTCTTTTTGCGAAAGTTGCGCTGTAACATTGATTTTTGCAAGCCCGTTGTTCCATTTCAGAGCCATATCGACACATTGGTAGTACGCGACTCCAAGGGCAACTACCGCCGCGGCAATGGCTACGTATGGATTGGTAAGAAACTCTAAAGCCCTTCCAACGCCCGGAACTTCACTTTTAATGGCATTGAAAACTTCAATGTTTTTCGACTTCAAAGAGCTAAGTTTATCCTGCATGCCTCCACAGGCTTTTTCTACCTGCTTTTTTGCTTTGTCAAGCCCTGCCGAAAGGTTATTTTTCAGGTCGATAAGTAGTTGTAGTTTGGCTATTCCTCCTGCCATGAGTATAATTTTTGAAAAGTTATCGTATATTTGTAGTCTGAAAAACGTTTGAGAGTATGATTGCGGAGGTTAATGCGTAAGCAACCACTGCGAAAGAACAACATTTAATGTTGACACTTTCAAGCGTTTTTTCATTTTATGTACAATCCCGCCCGGGCTTGTTCCTCCGGTATTTTTCTTTCATACCACGTCTGAACCTCCAAACCATCACCCGTAATAGTCGTGTCAACGATTAACGTTTTATCCTTCCAGAACTTGATATAACGTATTTGCTCGCTGTCTCCTTTTGGATAATTACGCAGATAGACTTCGTCCGGGTTAGTGAGTACGTCCTTCACAAATGGAAACAAACGGTGTCTATTCTCTGCATCAGTGATGTATTTGCCTGTAATATGGCTTTCAAACGTCTTTTCTTTGAGTATTACCTTTCGTTTCATGTAATCATCAAAGCCCATAGCGTTATACCCTTTGGCCGCTGCATTATTGGTGAAAAACTCCCGTACATTGTCGGGTGTAATGCTTTTATCCAGTTTCAAAGAAGAAAGAGTTCCGTTAAAGTCTTTCAACGGCTTCAAACCGTAGTTTGCATAGGTATAATCGTTTGTTTTCTTGCCTTTTTGGCCAGAAAGATCATTCAAATACATTTGATTTTGACGAAATACAACACCCGATTCGGCTCTGTTTACGGCAAAATTTTCCTTCATTTTGGGCGTTGTAAACACTTTATCAATGTAATCTTTACCCGCAACAAGATTTTTGCCCGGGTCTCCCGGTTCCTGCAAGCCTTCACACCTGCATTTGTAGCCATTAGGAGGCCACAAACGTCTACCATCGCCGTCGTCAAACGAGAATACACGGCCATTTAGTAACCTGTGCGAGTCACGTACATGGTCATCACCAACGGTCTGATACCGCCAGTTGTGTATCTGGTTCTTTTCAGCAATAAACTCGAACCAGCGTGCCGACGTTTGTCCGGTAGCTATTGCAAATTCACGCTCTGTGGCTAAATAGGTCTGATTAAAGTCCTTGTTGATTTTCAAAGCCTCGTTAATAAAGTCACGTTCCGAACGTATCTCCATCTTATCACGGTCAATCAACAGTCGGTTGATCAGCATGGCTTCCGCTTGCGTTTTGGCCTCTGAAAAACGGAAAAGATTCATTTCCATCATTGCCAAAGCACGGTTATCCGGTGCGTTCCAAGCTACATCTACACGGCTTTTACCCCATCCACCAAACAGACCATCTCGTAAATCTTCGCCTATTCGTTTGGCCTTTAATAACCGTACAGTTTCGGCTTTGTCAGCATCTCCATTCCATAAGAACTTGTGAAACTGTTCATCGAACCTCATAAGTTCGTCAAGCAATTCCTTGTCTATTCCAGAAGCCACAGGATAACGCAGTACCGGATAGTCGGGCAGTGTGATAGCGCACGCCACAGCCATTGCCCGCACGTCTGTGGCTTTCTTAAAATTTACCGGAGGCGGAGTTGCTTTTTTGCCAACTATTGGCAATCGGAATGTTTTTGCCACTACTTGTTCGTCTAAATCGTAAAGAGTTGCTGCATCTTTCACAATGCTCCAATGTTCCAACATGGTGAGTTCTTCTGTCATATCGAACTCAAATGACATTGTAGTGTTATCGAAAGGAAAGCCGAGCATTTGAAGTACCGGGAAAAGCTTACCGTTTACAACGAACTGTGCAAAACGTTTGTCACGAATGGATATTTTATCGTCAAGTGTGCGCTCGTGTACTTCCGTCTGGCTACGGTTTGCGCCCTGATCGGCCATAGTGGTTGAACCTACAAACCGTTTGCTTATTTGCTGATCGTGCAGTGTAGTTTGTTTAAGGTAGCACTTCTCTGGGTCACCGGCATTGGCAAGGTCATGCACTTCAATGGTTGTTCCGTTTGGCAATACTGCCTGCGCGGCTTCTCCCAATACTTTTAGCTGATTCTGAATACGTCCAATGTCCTGTTTGTTGGCCGTAGTTGCCGTGATAAGGGGTTGACCGAATTTCTCTGAAAATTCTGCCCACGATTGCAGCGCGTTTCGCTTCCAAATGATATTTGGAACTACCTCCGTTGTGATACCAAACGGTGATTTATGCACAATTTCAATTACCGTAGGATCACTTTTGTAGTCAACAAACTTGTTTCCGGCTACCTCGGTGTACATATATCCCTTTTGAATGCATACGTTACGGCGTGGAATAACCGACAAAACTGGTTTTTCGACATCTCTAAGCACTTGGATAACGGAGTATTTTCGATATACCGCTGTCATTACCTCTTCGAGAAAGTCAAAAAACCACTCTGAATTGAGAAACTCGGTTTGTTCTGGTAGCTCTTCGCCTGTTTTTTTGTCTTTTACGTAAAAGCGGTGATTGAGAGTAGCGGCATTGCGAATGTCTATAACCGATGTTATCTGCGCATCCAGCATAATATCGTCATACAAGTCCTGAAGGGTGTACCAACGCGGATCGTCGGGGTTTTCGGCTGCAAGGATAGCATTGCGCCACTTTTTAATGTCCTTTCGGCTTCGGTCGGTAAATTCCTGAGCGATTTGTATTGCAATGTCGCTTGTAAATGCTTTGGCCGGTGCTGTGCTTTTTGCTTCTGCTACCGGTGTTTTCCTGAATATGTCTTTAAATGCCATTTAAATGCAGTTTACAGATTACCATTTATGATTGTTTGGTGCGTTTTGGCTCCATATACGCACATCCGACACAGCTTCCTCCGTATCGGGGTCGATGATTGCAGGTAGATCGCACGGTGTTGTGCCATTACCAACATCTTTAAGCCAGTCTATTGCGTCCTGATAGCGTTGTGAACGGTGTTCCGGTACATCCTTACTTCCTGTTTGCGAATAGAGGTGATACAGCGTGATGTCGATGGTGATGGTCACTATCCACTGGTCGCGTGTGTCCATCTGTTCGCCTCCATTTTCAGCCGGTGATAGTAATGGTTGAAATATAGTTGCACAGTCGTATCGTGCACCAATACGGTTTTTAATTTGGGCAATAGCGGTGTTTTCTGCTCTTACCAGCTTTGCATTTTGGTAGAAGTTAGTTTGAGCGGTAAGCAGTCGCAAAATCTCTGTGCGTATCTGCATCGCGTAGTCTGATTCAAGTATAAAGCGTGCCATTATTTAAAGGTGATTTTATCGCAAATTTTGATTTTCAAATATCTAACACTGTCAACTTCAAATTGCCTGACGGCATCTTTGTTGGCTACATACACAAACCATTTGCTTTTGATTAGTTCGGGTGTGTGTTGAATTGGGTGTGCTACAATTATAGGAGCAGGAATAAATGTTGCCTGTTGAACTGTTTTAGGTTCTTGATCGTCCATGTGCAGAGGAACGTATTCTTTGAACACTACATATCCGGTAAAATCCTGCTGGCACGAACACAGCATAACAATTGCCAATGCGGCTAAAAATCTGAATGTTTTCATATTAAAAGTATCTTTTATGGGTTGAACACCGTGAGGTTGATTGAATTTCAAAACTTTCCACAAATGTGGATTTGTTTAGTTCGGCAATAGCCGATTGTAGTGCATCCGGGCCGTCGTCGTTTGCGCCGCTTCCTTTCTCGAATGCTAACAGTTGGTCTGTAAGGTTTACCTGTCCGGCATATTCTTTTTCATCTTCATTAAACCAAACGTTTAGCCGCTCGAAGTGTCCGGCCATGCTTTCGATACGGTCGTACTTGTTTCCCTTACTTTGTTTGTCGGCCACAACAGGAACATAGTAGCCTCGGCGGTCACCTTCGGTGTCGAAGTCGTTTACAAACTCATCCTGAGCAAATAAACCTTCCATCATAAAAGAGATATTGAACCTGTCGAGTCCTCTCTTTTCCCAAAGGTCATACAGCCAACCGGCGCAAATTGCTCGGGATGTTTGCTTGACAAACGAATGTATTACGTGAAACTCCCTTCCAATTTTACCAACCAGAACAAGAGCTTTGTAGTCACCTTTATCCTTATACGATAAGTCACCGTACAGTACCAAAGCATCATACTTTGATAGCGGAAGCATCTTTTTGTACTGTAACCACTCCGGGTTAAAAATTGCCCCATCCACCAACGGCGTACACATGTACTCGCGCATCCATGAGCGGTACGGTGTTGATGCCCTCTTATCACGCCAATAGTCAGAAGTGTATTTTGCTGGCCATGACGGTGTATAATTGTCGTCAAGTACGGCAGGAACTTTATAGTAATAATAAGTCTTTGTTAGGTTATTTAGTTTTGCTTCTTTGTTGGCTTTTATTGAAAGTTCAATCAGTTTTGCCATGAAAGAATTTTTGTGAATAAGGTTGTTGTTGAAAACAAACCGTTCAGTTCCTTTATCGAAGCAACCCCAAAGCGTACCGGTGATATAATCAATACCTTCACGTATCAATCGGTCATTATTGCAACGCTTTAATGTATCAATGTCATCACACACAATGTACTGCGGTCTGTAGTTTCCGTGTCGCAATCCTCTTGGGTCTTGACCAAAACCAAGTGCATGAAAATGGCATCCGTCCCGGGTGGTGAAACTGCCTTCACTCCAGTCTCCCTGATTGAATTGTTTGCCGTAATCGTTAATAAGCCGGTTGTTGTATTTTAGATTGGCCTGAATATCTGATAATAACCGAATGGCTTTCTCTTCATTCTCTCCAATAATCAGCATAAACCACAGTTCTCTTTTTACCAAATAGAGGAAAAGAGGAATCCCCAACACAACCAATACGGATTTTGCCCCGGCACGGAAAATATTTAAAAGGGCTTTAATTATCGGATTGTTGATAATATCCTTTGAAATAGTGTCATGATATGGCGCACATGCACATGTAGCATAATCCGGAAAGTAATATTCAAACCATTTCGTGTATGATTTTTCCAGAATCTTCATTCGTTTGCGCTTTTCTTCAGGCGTTTCGTTAATGTTCAAAAACGTAGCCTTTTGAATGCGCTCACAATGAAGTTCGTATTCACGTAACAGTTTATCGTAATTAGTTGCCACTTTCCTGCTGTATTTTGAAGATTAAAAACTCTTTGTGATACTTCGTCATTTCTGCCGCCAGTTTAGGTTCCTGAATGCTTAACCAGTTGTCAAGTTCCATCAGAATATCACGGCATACGCTCGGACTCGCTTTTTTACTCATGTAGTCATAGGCTTTCATAACCTTGCTTAGAGAGTCGCTGTCAATTCCGGGTAAGTCTTTTCCCTCTTCATCCTTTCTCTTTTCTCCTTTCGCAATTCTTACAGCCTCTTTCAGAAGAATTTTTTTGAGTTCAGTCGGGCCGGTATCAAATAGGTCGCGGGTTTCGTCCCAGTTGTTTTTATCTCGCCATGAGTAAATAGTTTTTATGTCTCTTTTGAGTGCTTCCGCAATTGCTTCAGGTGTCCATTTTTTTTCGCAATAAAGCGTTTCAGCATGACTGATTTCAGCCGGTGAGGCCTTTTGTACATTCTTCCGTTGTTTGGTTTGCTTTGCCATCTTTTTATGTTTTGGAGCACAATTTTACGGCTCTTTTCCTGTACGCGCGTGGTAGCGTTTAAAGTGGCTTTAATGTTGTATAAAATAAACATACTGTTTTCTAAACGCCATTAATTAAGCATAGTGTAGATATGTATATGTGTGTATAATTTCGCAGCATCAATATCGCGGAGTAGAGCAGGCAGGTAGCTAGCCGGGCTCATAACCCGGAGGTCGCCGGTTCGATTCCGGCCTCCGCAACATAGAATTTTTACAGGTATGCTTATCAGAGAGATTGACAAAAAAACGGTAGAAGTAAAGCTGTACGGTAATATCGGCGGTTGGTTTGCCAATGGCGAAACAATCAGTGATATGCTCGACGGTTTCGAGGCGCAGGGATATGAAAACGTGAACTTCCGCCTGCATTGCTACGGCGGAAGCGTCATTGAGGGTAATGTTATTTTCAATGCCTTACTTCGGTCAACGCTCAACATTTCGGCTGTTATCGACGGTGTAGCCGCTTCTATGGGTTGTTTCATTTTGCCGTCTATTGCTACCGTGAAAATTGCCGATAACGCTTTTGGTATGATTCATCGCCCGGAATCTCCTGCCGGTGGAAATGCCGACGACTTGCTGGCAACTGCAAAATTGCTTCAGGACATGGAAGCTAATTTTATTAAGCGCGTATCGGAACGCTCCGGCATGAGCGAAGATGAAGTAAAAGCGAAATGGTTCGACAGCGCAGATCACTGGCTGAATGCTACCGAAATGGTTGCAATTGGATTGGCTACCGAAGTGATACCGGCAACGGCTAAGAACATGAAAGAACTCGACTCGTCGATGGTTCTGGATTTGGGAGTAGAAGGCGTATTTAATCAATTCGTTGCCTATCTGGGTGACGGCAAGGATAAACCTCAAAGTAAATTACAAATGGACAAAAAAGAACTTATTCAGACTTTAGGTCTGGAAGGGGTTGACGAAAACAGCCCAGATTCGCTGGTGATGGCCAAAGCGAAAGAAAAACAAGAGGCACTGGCTGCACAGGCTGTGCAGGCAAAAGCCGCCTCAGATGCTGTGTTAGCTTCGGCTAAAGCCACACTCGATGCTGCTATTAAAACGCGATTGGATTCCGCGCAGGCTGCTGGTAAATTGATTCCTCCTGTAGGTCAAACTGTTGATCAGGTGCGTGCATCGTATGAAAAAATCGGACAAAATGCCGGTTTGGATGTGCTTGATTTGGCTTTGGCTGGATTGGGTGTTAAGAAACCTATTGTGGATGCTTTGCATCCAGAAGGTAAAGGCGGATCGGATGCAGACCCGAAAACATGGGCTGAAGTGATGGCTTTAGAGCCTACCGCGCTGGCAACTTTCCGTAGTGAGAAAAAAGAAGTGTATGCAAATCTGTACAAGGCCGAATTCGGTCGTGCACCTAAATTCTAATTGAAAATGGCAAAGAATTTTCCTGAAATTTGGTTAGGCAGGGTTGAAAAGCTGCTTACATCTGCCGATCAGGCTCCATGGCTTGACGGTATTCCTGAAATTGCGAGCGAAGTGGTAACATTCGGCGAAGGTACACAGACCGAAAAGAACACGATCTACATCCCGCTAACCTCGTTTGAACCTACCGTGTTGATTAACAACAACACGTATCCTATGGCACTCGAAGAGTATGATGACGAAACGGCTACTGTCAACCTCGACAAATATCAGTCGTTGCCTACATCAATCAGCGATGATGAAGCTATGGGTGCAAGCTACGACAAAATCGACGCTGCAACTCAATCGCACGTTACTGCTATCGCAAAGAAAAAATACGCGAAAGCTATCCACGCTATTGCTCCTTCTTCTCACATTGCCGGTTCTACTCCGGTAATCAAAACAACCGGAGCCGATGACGGTGAAGGTCGTAAAATGATTATTCGTGCTGACATCCGTAAGATGAAAAAGCAATTCGACGTGATGGAAGTTCCGGGAGACGGTCGCCGTTTGGTACTGAGCTCAGATCACGTGAACGACTTGCTTGAAAACGATCAGAAGTTTGCCGACCAGTATTACAACTACGCAACAGGTAAGATTGCTAACCTGTACAGCTTTCAGGTGTTTGAATACGTGTCTAATCCGTATTTCAATGCTACCACAGCTACGAAGAAAAGCTTCGGTTCTATTCCGGCTGCTGGCGACTATCAGGCCTCAGTTGCCTTCTATGCTCCTAACATTGCGAAAAAGACGGGTAATACTAAACAGTATTTTACTGATGCTAAAACTGACACAAAAACTCAGGCAAACAGCATCAATTACCGTCACTATTTCATTTGTGTTCCCAAACGTGCTAAATACATCGGTGCCATCATTTCTGATGTGGTTACAGCCGGTTAATTCAAGGAGGATTAAAGTATGAAACCAACGAAAGAACATATTGAAAAAGGCAAAGATCTGTCTAAAAAGCATGGGGTTAAGCAGCTTTTCGTGAACGAAAGCGGAGAGTTTTTTACCTCGCAGAATGCGGCCTCTTTGTCGGTAGGTCACGACAAGGACAAGTTTACCGAAGTGCCTCTGACCGGAGGAAAAGAAAAACCTGCTAAAGGCGAAAAAGAACCCGCCAACGATGGCGAATAAACCGAATAACGATGAGTTTAAGAGGTGTTTCAATAAAAAATGGCAGTGTTGGTGCTAACTCCAACGAGGTTCGTGCATTCGGCCTCGTTGGAAACGGCGTAGCGGCTGTAGGTGGTGTCCAGTTGGGCACTGCTTACAAACTGCTTCGCCCTTCCGATGCTGTTGCAATAGGCATAACGGCGGCTTATGATACGGCAAACAGTGTGAATGTTTACCGTCATATCAGCGAGTTCTACCGTCGTGCCGGTGAAGGAATAGCCTTGCATATCATTCTCGTTGACCAAACCGTAAAACCCGAAAACATGGTGGAATCCGCTAAAATTTTAGCGGTTGAAGCCGAGGGCGCAATCAGCGACTTCGGGTTTGTGTACAATCCTGCCGTAGGTTACACTTCGGTGTTGGTGGATGGTCTCGAGACGGATATTAAAGCTGCTATTCCGGTGTTACAGGGGTTTGCCGATTGGGCTGATGAGCACGATATGCCTTGTCATACCATTCTCGAAGGTCGCGGAATTAGCGACACGCTTTCCTCTTTGGCTGATTTGCGTGCGTTAAAGGCCGGAACTGAAGATTTGGAGGCCGAAAAGGTAACGCTTGTTGTGGGTCAGGACTGGACGTATGCCGACGGTTTGTGGGCTATTGGTAAAAAGTTTGCCGACGTGGGCACGTTCCTGGGCGTGATTGCTTCTCAGGATTGGAACCGCAACCCGGGCGAACAGGCAACGCAGAACCTTACAAACGCCACAAAAGGCATTTGGACGGTTGGCGGACTTAGCAACCACAAAAAGTACAGCGAAGTGTACGGAAGCCTCGAAACGATGGATGCAAAGGGCTATGTATTCCCGATTAAGTATACTGGCGTTTCCGGTTATTTCTGGAACGATGGCCACTGTTGCTGTCCTATCACGGTGGATGACGAGGGCAATATGAACCAATATGAAATCTACTACAGTCACACCATCGACGAAAGCAAACGCGCTTTGCGTGCTGTCTATTTGCCGGAGGTGAAAGCGACTGTATTGCTTGATAATGGCAAACTTCCAGCTTCAAAAGTGGACTATTACGATTCTATCGGCGACCTCGAATTTGACAAACTGACCGGCAAAGGGCTTATATCAGAAGGTAGTACCACTACCGACCCGGACAGTGATCTGATTACTGCCAAAACGTTGAACATTGCCTTTAAGGTTGTACCTACAGGTTGTGTTGGCGAAATTGCAGGTACTATTAATCTTTCAAATAGCTGATTATGATAATTAGAAGATTAGGCGAAGAATATTCGGCTGGTGACGTAGTGGTAACTATTGCCGGATTGGTAGACGTTGACCCATCGGCTATTGAGTACGACTACAAGTATGCGCATACTGCCCGTTATGGCATTAAACGCAAGCCTCGCGGATGGAACATGGGTAAAGTGGAATATACCGGAAAGATTACGCTTCCTCTCGATGTGGTTGCCGAATTTGAAAAAGTAAGCGGTGGCGACATTGCTAAAATTCGACCTTTCCCCATCAACGTGACTTTCGCCAACGAAGAAAACGACATGATTCACGATTACGTTTTCGCCAAGTTTACAGGCAATGGGCGTAGCGTGAAGGGTGATGACGGGCTTGAGAAAGAACTTGATTTGTTCGTGCTCGACATGAAACTGAACCAGTAACAAAACTACATTACTACATTTCAACCTTCCGGGATAAACGCCCGGAAGGTTATTTAAAATCACTTTAAAACAACTGCAAAATGACACAGCAAGAAAAACAAACCTTGCCTGAAGGTATTACTCAGGCCATGATTGACGAAGCAAAAGTAAAACACGGTGCAGATAAGGTAAAGTTCGTTACCATACTCGACGAAGATGGAAATAGCGAAATGCTTACCGTGTTGGCTATTGTTCCTTCTCGTAATGTTACAGGTCAATATCGTCGCTATGCAGATAGTGACCCCAAAAAAGCGGACGAAATTTTGGTAAAGGCTTGCCTGTTGAGTCATAAGGAACAAGTGCTGGCTGATGATGCTCTTTTCATGGGAGCTCTTGACGGAATTGCCAATTTGATTCCTATCCGTAAGGCTATCGTAAAAAACTGTTAGAGCAACTCACCGACATTAAGTCGCTGTCACAAGCGGAGAGTTGCGATATAGATGAATTGATAGAGATGTACAACGCCATGATACGGTTTTTCTTTAAAGAAAAGCCGGAGGCGTTGAGCGACGAAGATTTTGCACAAAGAGTTAAGGAACTAAAGTGGCTCGCTGATGGCGGGTTTTTATCCGGGATACGATTATGAGTGTTGTAGAGATTGAACAGTTGGCAGGGCGTTTTAAGGCTGCATTCGGATTTGTTACTGCAAACATACGCAATCGTACGGATGCAGCCGGTAACGCCGCCGTTAGCAAGCAACTGGCATCCAATGTGTCGGTGTATCTCATGGATAAAAACACCGACATTGAGGACATAACTCTTAGTTACGGAAATACGGTCTATTCGTTTGGTGATTGCAGCCTCGACGGTGAATTTTCCAACGTGCTGGCTACGGCTCCAATGCTAAGTTTCAAACGTTCAAAACGGCTGATTATTTCTCCTCTTGATAATACGGACATAGAAGTGGTAGAGCGGTATTGCACAGAGCCGTTTGAAATAACATGGCGCGGCCTGCTGATTGACATGGAAAATCATTCGTTCCCGCTCGATAAAATGGAGACGCTAAACCAGATTTTTGAAGTAAACGATGTGTGGAATGTAGCCAGTAAGATACTCAACAAACTAAAGGTGTCGGCAATCTATATAAAAGACTTCAGCCTCGATTTTGTGGAGGGTTACGAAGACACGCTTTCTTATACTATGACAACCCGGGCAATGCGTCCGGTTAATTATCAAATAATCAATAACAACTAACTTATGAGACGATTTATTTTAATTGCATCGCTTATGCTGCTGTATTTGAACATGAACGCCAAGGTGACACTTGGCAATGTGTTGCTTGATAACATTTCAGGCTATGAGGTGAACGAGAACATTCTCGAAATGAGCAACACCGCAAAGATTACCATCCCGAAAAACTATGGTAAGTTGGCAGGAAAAACCATTTTGGAGCAATTCAAGGTAGGTGATAAAGTAACCATTGATGCCGGATACAACGGTGAATTAGGCCGTGATTTTACCGGTTATGTCCGGGAAATAGGCACAGATTTACCTCTCGTTATCGAATGCGATGATGAAACATATCCGCTCCGGCAAACTAATTACATTAAGAGTTATAAGAATGCCACATTAAAGCAGGTTCTTACCGATATTATACCGCCTTCCATCACGTTTGAATGCCCTACAGTATCGCTCGGTAAATTGCAGATTGATAACGCCAGTGCATTTGTTGTATTGCAGGATTTGATACAGAAATACGGGCTTTACAGCCGCTTGCATGACGGTCATTTACGGGTTGGGCTTGCCTATGATTTTGGTGGAGCTTCAAAGCAATATAACTACTACCTGAACGATTCTGAACATGGAAATGTAAAGAAGAATAACTTGAAGTACAAGCGTAAAGAAGACTATAAGATACGTTTTAAGGCTATTGCTACCAGTCCGAACGGTAAGAAAACAACCGTAACCGTCGGGAGTAAAGAGACAGATGCCAACGAGCGAACGCTGAATTTTGCCGGGCCGATGACAGAGGCGCAATTGCGCGAACGAGCGTTGGCTGTTATGTCCAAAACGGTGTTTGACGGATATACGGGAGATATTACAGGCTTTGGCAGACCTGCTGTACATGCAGGCGACAGTTTGGTTATTCATAATGCGGATAATTCTGAAATGGCCGGTAACTATCTTATCGAAAAAGTAGACGTAACCTATAACGACAGCGACGGTTACAGTCGCAAAAGTACGTTAGGATATAAGATTTAGTGTTGTGTAAGGTGTTTTTTAAGGTGATTTGATGGATGGGAGCTCTTGATCAGTCAATAGAAATGGCAATGCGTAAACATGCCGACAAGCGACAGATTAAACAGGTGTTAGTCGGAGTCGCCAAGGATGTTACGGATACTACCTGCACCGTTGAACGTGACGGAGCTCCCACCCTCAATGATGTTCGCCTGAATGCAATTGATGACAATCTTGAAACATACCTCACTGTTTACCCGGCTGAAGGCAGCAATGTGATTGTTGCCATAATCGAAAACCTTGTAACGGAGGCGGTGGTTATCCGCTGTAGTGAAGTTGCCAAGATAGGTTTGAAAATAGGCACTATCACGTTGGTGATCGACAAAGATGGTATTGTGATGAATGGAGGCGAATTGGGCGGCCTGATAAAGATTGAGGAACTTAAAACGCAACTTGAAAAAGTTACCGACCGCATCGACGCGGTGATTACCGCCATAAAAACAGCGACGGTTACTCCGGGTGATGGCGGGGCGGCTTACAAACTGGCCATGACTGCCCAACTTTCAGCCCTTTCAAAAGAAAATTTTGACAAAATTGAGGACACTAAAATAAAGCACTGATGCAGGGAATATTACTGACAGACGCCAACGACTTGCAACTATCTGTTGTAAGAGATAGAACCGGGCTGATTACTTCCGGGATGGTTGTTGGTAATAGTGACTACCAGCGTGCCCGCCTTATCACAATGTTCCGAAAAGGTGAGGTGAAGGAATACCCTACACTCGGATTTGGCATTGAGCAATACAACAAAGCGGTAGTGAATACGCAAAAATTTGCGAGCGAATTGGAGACGGAACTGAATGCCGACGGGTTCAAGAACCCACGGGTGACCGTCACCGAAAACTTAGAAACTTTTGAAATTGAATTGTAATGGCAAAAAAGGAACTATTAGCGCCCATTCTTTTTAAGTGGGAAGGCGGCTATCAATGCCAGCCGGAAGACAAAGGCAATTATAACTCATGCGGTGAACTGGTGGGTACAAAATACGGTGTTTCGGCAAAGGCATATGAGGCGCAGTTTGGTGTTGTTCCGACGAAATCGCACATGGAGCAACTTACTCCGGAGGAAGCATCTTTTGTGTTGCAAGACTATTGGGATAAGTGCAAAGCTGATCAGATAGTAAATCAATCCATTGCAAACGTGCTGGTAGATTGGTTCTATAATTGCGGCATCCGGGGCGTTCAGGCAGCCCAAAAAGCTCTCAACCTTACTGCTGATGGAATGGTAGGTGCTAAAACACTGGCTGCCATCAATGGCGGCGAACAATCAGAAATATTTGCGAAGTTGTGGAGAGCACGCAAACAATACTATCAGGATATTGCTACAGCAAAACCCGGATTTAAAGTGTATCTGAAAGGCTGGTTAAACCGGTTGAACGATTTTAAGTTTTCCGCACAATGAAACGATTATTCTCTTTTGTAGGCAACATGCTGTCATCGGCGAGCGATACCAGCTCAAAGAGGGTGATCGCAGTCGGTTCGTTTATGGCTCTGGTTGGTTGTGGAGTTGCCTCGGCATTTGGGCACACTCCTGATTTACACATTGTCGATTCATTCACCATACTTGCCGGTGGGGCTTCGGTTCTGACGGTAGCGGAGAAATTGTTTACCCCTAAATCCCCTAAAGGGGACTAAAATTTGATTGATATGACCCCTATTAATGTTGCTCTTGGAATTGTTGCTGTTATACTGGCAGCATTTACTATTCGTTCGCAAATTCGCAAAACAAAAGCCGATGCCGATAGTGTGGAGATTGGTAATATTCGTAACCTGATTACCACATGGGAAGAATCGGCCAACAAGTTCAAAAAGAAAGCCGACGAAGCGGAAGCACGCGAGAGCAAGGTTCTTGCAGAGGTTGACTCATTGCGTAGGGAAGTGATAAAGCTGACAAATATTCAAAAGAAAATTGTGACGTTGTTGGATAAAATAACGCATGAGAATTTAGAGACTGTTGTGCGGCAAATTAAAAACGAATTACAACCAACCCATGAAACTACTACTTAAGATTGCGATCGCGCTTCTGTTTACAATCTCGATTGCCAGTTGCAAAACAACAAAAACGGCAATTAAAGATACGGTTCATGTAGCTACCGAGCAACATAATGACGTAGCGGCTGTGAACAACAATCACACCGTTGCCAGTAATGCAACGAACATAAGCGATCAGTCGACGGAGAATGATTCGACAGTGACAACTACCGTCAATGAAGTGTTATCTACCCCTGATGCACTCGGCAACCAGCATCCGACGCAACGAACTACTACCACGCAAAAAGCGTATAGAAACAAAAAGAACGACGTGAAGAGCGGATCGAAAACCAACATCGACAATACGAATAAATCGAAGTTCAATAAAAGCTCAGACTCAAAATCTGATGCAACTACCAAGACTCAACAAAAAGAAGAAATAAAAACGGCAATGCCTTTCTGGATTCAAAAAGGCATTGCCATTTTGGTAGCTCTTTCGGTTATTGCCGTGTTTCTTGTTTTAAGGCGCTACGGCGTGATTGAAAAGCTGCGTGGGGCGATTGGTCGTATTTTCGGCAAAAAGTGATTTTAAAGGCACGTTAAAGGTATAATATGAAGGTTCAGGAAGGACAATCGTTTGTTGACATGGCAATGTTGGCCTGTGGTGAAGCTACAGCCGCTTTTGAGCTGGCACTACTCAACGGGGTGTCGTTTACTGATGACCAGGTAGCCGACAGCGAAATTATGACACCGGGCATTTATCGAAAGGACGTTGCCGCCTACTATTCAAACAACGCCATCATTCCCGCAACCGGCATAACTACAGTCGCTGAAAATGCATTAATAGAGGAAGGTGTAGAATTTTGGGCAATAGAGTATGATTTTGTAGTTAGCTGACATTTTGATTTCGGATCTAGCCAATAAAACCTCGGTACCGTAGATAAAAAGTAACAAAAAGACAGAATTAATGGCAAGAACAATAGCAACGATAAAAGCAGACATCACAACGCAGTTTATGAGTAATACCGTACTGGCCGACAAGTATGGCTTCACGGTGGGAGATGCTTTCGATGCAACCTTTTCAAAGGTGAGCTTTGAAAGCATTTGGTTATACATCTGTGCCTACTGCGCTTATGTGATTGAAGTATTATTTGATACCCATAAAGCCGAAATTGATGACTTGCTCGAGCAACAAAAACCCCATAGGAGAACGTGGTACGAAAACATGGCGAAAGCGTTTATGTTTGGTTATTCGCTGGTTGTAGATGAAGATTACTACGATACAACCGGCTTAACTGATGCCGCGATAACGGCCGCCAAAGTAGTGAAATATTCGGCGGCTGTTGAAAAGAAAGGAGTTGTGTACATGAAAGTGGCTGGTGAAGATAGTTCCGGCAACCGTCAGCCTATCTCGGCGGCTCAACAAACCGCCTTTGAAGCGTACATGAAAGAAATTAAAGATGCCGGTGTAGTTATTGAGGTGGTAAACTCCAACCCACAACATTTCCGGCTTACTATGGCGCTGTATTACGATCCGATGGTATTGGATGCTACTGGCATGAACCTTTCCGACGGTACTTATCCGGTTGTGGATGCTATCAAGTCATTTATATCCAACCTAAAATTTAACGGTGAATACCGTAACGCATCATTGGTTGACACATTGCAGGCTATTGACGGCGTGATTATCCCGGAACTACATTTGTCTGAGCTGTCGAGCGACGGAGCGACGTGGACGCCCGTTGATGCGAAAGTAACACCCGACAGCGGGTATTGTAAAGTGTATGCCGATGCCGATCTGAATATTACTTACACGGCCTATCAATCAATCAGCGTATAATGAGTAGCAGACATTACATAGTCAATTTCAAGAAGCTGGTTGTTTTGCTTCTCCCGGTATCATTAAGGCAAAGTACAATCGTTGCCTTGCTTCAGGTGTCTATATCGGGTTTAATAACGGTTTACAACCGGTTTATTACCAACAGGACGAATAACCTGTACAAGCTAAAAATAACCGGCCAAGTGTGCTACTTGCGTCAGATGCTTAATGACGCATTCCCGGCAGGCGGCGGCCTGATCACCGTGGAAGATGGTTCGGCGGTGGGTGTTTGGCAATATGCATGGGATAAAGATTTTGATCCGTATCACAAATATCTTCTTGCTGATGGCAACACACTTCTTTGGGACAAAAGCACCATACTGGAAGGCGTTACAGGCTTTATCGTTCGAGTGCCGGTTGCTCTTAAAAACGTAAATAACGAGGCTAAGATGCGCAGCCTTTTGAACTATTACAAACTGATTTCAAGGAGTTACACGATAATTTATTTCTAATGAATAGAGCACAATACACAGGCTGGCCGTCGAGCAATTTCCCGCTATCGACCGAAGGGCTTGATTTTATTCAAAGTCAGGTCATGATGGCCGCCGCTTTCGCAAAGTCTGCTGGGGGCAACTACATTCTTTCCGGTTGCACTGTAACCGGAACAACAGCCAGCGCGGGCATAATGGTTCTGAACGGTGAGATAATCACATTCGTAGGCGGAACGATTCAAACTACTGTTAGAATAAAAGAGACGGCTACCGACATTACAGCCGGAAGCGTTACCTATACCGGGGCTTACAAAACACGTGTTGCCGAGTTCGGTAGCAATGTTGGAGGCGTTGATACATTCACCTGGGCAGACATTACAGCATTCCCTACGGCCTTTTATTTGGCGGCCAATAAAGCCGACAAAACAGACGTAGAGGCGTTGCGTAACCTTGTGATGCCTAAAGGCGGTATTATTATGTGGAGCGGCGCAATAGCAGACATTCCTACCGGATGGGCATTGTGTAACGGAGCGACGGTTAGCGGTGTTGCAACACCAAACTTATCCGGGCGTTTTATTGTGGGCTACGATGCAGCTTCTGCCAATATACCGGCGAACTCAACCGATACGACAGAGAACTATGGCAAAGTAGGTAATACAGGTGGAAAGGGAAGCGTAACGCTGAAAAAAGCAGAGCAAGGGTCATTTGACGTTAAAGCGGTTTCGGATAGAAGCGAAGGTTCATCTCGAAATAATACTGCTTTTGCATTTCAATTCAAAGCCAGTTCGGACGCAAATTTCACAGCTTTAGGAAATAACCCCAGCGGTGGAAATGTGCCACTCGGCCCGATTACGGTTAATATCGGTGATGCATCAACGGCACACGAAAACCGTCCGCCTTATTACGTTTTAGCATACATCATGAAAGTAGTATAATTATGGCAACAGATAAGAATACATTGATAGGCTGGTTTGTGAAGGGGGCAAAGCCTTTAGCAACACAGTTTGCGGCATGGCTGAATAGCTATTGGCATAAAGATGAACAAATTCCGGTTAGTTCAATTGAAGGGCTACAGGATGAATTTGATAAGAAAGCCGATTCGGAGTTGCTCACACAGGAAATAACGGACAGGCAAGAAGCCGATACGCAGGTAAGCAATACGCTTTCTCAACAAATTTCCGACGAAGCAACGACGCGACAACAGGCTGATGAAGCGGAAGCAACCGCCCGCCAAAATGGTGATAATAACCTCGCGCAGACCGTGAGCGATTTATCAGCGGCATTAACGGTGGTTCAGAACTGGAAGTCGGCAATGACAGATGCAGACTCCGATAGCGTAATTAATACGCTTACCGAGCTGCTAGATTTAGCTAAGAACGTGCCGGAAGGTGCCGACCTTGCCGTATTGCTTGCCGCTAAAGTAAGCGCATCTGACATCGTTAATAATCTTACAAGTGTATTGACAAACGTTCCATTGTCAGCATATCAGGGTAACATACTAAAGGGTCTTATTGATTCACTTCAAAATACCCTATCAACTACGTATGCTACTAAGACGCAGCTTACAGATGCGATTGCAGCGTTGCCATTGGTGGCGGGTGCTTCTTACATATTTGTGCCCGGTAATGGAACGGCATCTGCAAACGCTACCGCTTTGCAAAATGCTTATAATACCGCCAAGACTATGACACCATACGGGGCGGCATTGTCGGCCACAAATCGTGTTAAGATAATCTGCGGGGCTGGTACGTACACATTTGCTTCTACTTTCACTCTGAACACGCAATACATTGATGTCGTTTCGCTAACTGGCAATGCGGATGTAATGATTAACGGTATTTCTGTGACTGCAAATGATGTATATGTAAAAGGGGTTAATTGTGAGACAAATGTATTTACTATTGCAAATGCTTTAAATTTATTGGTATGTGAAAATTGTATTGCAACAGGTTCTTATTCTTTTGGTTCATCCATCTCTGCTTCAGGTACATTTATTAATTGTAAAGGAGGGGATTACTCTTTTGGCTCCTACGGTACAGCTTCGGGAACTTTTACAAATTGTCAAGGGGGATTCTATTCTTTTGGTGGGTTTTATATTAATGGTGGTAGTAATGTGGCATCTGGTATTTTTACCAATTGTACCTCAAATGGAAGATGTTCTTTTGGATATGGAGGAGTTGCATCTGGAACTTTTATAAGTTGTCAAGCTGTATTAGATTCCTCTTTTGGTGCAGGTGGAGGATCATCAGGTACTTTTAAAAAATGTATTGCTCATGGAACTTCATTTGGAAAGGGACAATCCCAATCAAATTCTTCTGGAATATTTGATGAGTGTATTAATTATGGAGATAATGGTTTTGGTGGCAGTGGTTATCACACAAATTGTAGAAGTACAGGAATCAGTAATTTTTCAGATACAATCAGCGGAGTACCAACAGCTTCTGGTACATTTATAAACTGTATTGGAGGAGATAGTTCATTCGCAGGTAATAGTAATGGTAATGTTGGAGTGGCCTCAGGTTATTTTAAAAATTGTGAAGCTGATAGTATGTCTTTTGGGGGTATTGGAACAGCTTCTGGTACATTTATAAACTGTACGTCAAAAGGATATAGTTACGGAGGAGGATGGAATGGTAGTGGCATTGCTTCTGGAATATTTATAAATTGCTATTCTATTAATACAAATACATTTGGTACTTATGGAACTGCTTCTGGGACATTTATGAATTGTGTTGCCAAAGGAGCAACTTCATTTGGGTATGGCTCTACCGTGTCAGGTGTTTTTGTTAATTGTTCGGCATCTGGATCTTCTTTTGGTAATTATAGCACATCAGGAAATAATACTGGGATATTTAAAAATTGCCTGAACAATGGTGATTATGGTTTTGGTGGTAGTGGTTATTATTATGGATGTACTAACACAGGTAAAGGTGGATTTATTGATTCAATTGGTGGTGTAAAAACATCGGCAGGAACATATATAGATTGCTCTGGAGGAGATTTTAATTTTGCCGATTCTTACAATGCTGGCTATGGAAATGCTACCGGTGTATTTAAAAATTGTCACTCTGGACAAGGGTCGTTTGGCTCTGCTGGTACTGCTTCCGGCACTTTTATCAAATGCCATAGCACTGGATACTCTTTTGGTAATCATTGGGCGAATGGAGCCGGGAATGTAGCATCAGGTGTTTTTATCGACTGTATATGTGATTCGCAACAGGCCTTCGGTGCGTCAGGAGTTGCTTCGGGTACTTTTACAAATTGTATTGGAGGTCATGCCTCTTGTTTTGGCGGTAATTCTGGCACCTTGACGGGTAAATTATACTTCTGTAGATTAACGACAGGCACATTTAATGCTCCTACAAGTGGTGGCAAATTAACACTTTGTATTGACGGTAACAACGCAATTCAAACAACATAATAATTTATCTTATGAAAATCTTATCAAGACAACAAGACGAAACCAACTGGTTTGAAATAAAAGGAGTAACACCAACAACCGATCAACAAACTATTTTACAAAGTGGCACAGATGAGCAAAAGTTATCGGTTATGAAGAGTATTAATGAGCAACGTAAAGTTATTGCTCAGGATTCAGACGCAGCAATTGCAGAAGCTGCTTATGAAGCTAATAAGCCGGCATTGAAAGAAACAGATGTTTATCAGTACATAGCCACAGATATGACTATTGATGATAATGGTAAGGCTTCCGGTATCATTAACTGTCGTATCAACGGCGAACACAAACAAATCAGGTTTTAATTTTAAGCAGGGGGGGGTAAAACGAAGCCCCCGGCTCCATAGAGCGGTTCCGACGCCGCTATATAGTAAAGGTGCAGACACACCAAGCCAGAGGCCGTTAGCCTTTGAGCGGTGTGTCTGCACCTGTTTATTTTAAATTGTCGGAAGCACAAAGGTATTAATTTTTTAGATATGATTCAAAATTACAATCAAGCCCCGTTACCTTTTCAGGGGCAAAAGCGGCGGTTTATTACCCCGTTTAAAGAGGCTTTAAACGGCTTTCAAAGTAAAACAATCTTTGTCGATTTGTTCGGCGGTAGCGGTCTGCTTTCGCATACGGTTAAACAGGCTATTCCGGGCGCACAGGTAGTATATAACGACTTCGATAACTATACGCAACGACTTGCCAATATTGCCCAAACAAACGCCATATTAGACGATTTACGGGTGTTGCTGGCCGATTGTCCGGGCGATAAGAAGCTGAGCGATGAGCAGCGCGCTAAGGTGCTCGAGCGGATAGGCAAAGAAAAAGGATATGTGGATTACATTACGTTATCGAGTAGCTTATTGTTCAGCATGAATTACGCTACCAGTTTCGAGGAATTGAGCAAACAGACGATGTACAACTGCATCCGAAAGAACGGCTATGCGCTTGCACCGGATTACCTTGCCGGTGTCGAGGTAGTGCACATGGACTACAAAGAGCTATACCGGCTTTATAAAGATACGCCTGGCGTTGTGTTTCTCGTTGACCCGCCGTACTTATCTACCGACGTAAGCACTTATAACAAGGAAGATTATTGGAAGTTAAGTGACTACCTTGACGTGTTGCAAGTTGTTCAGCATCACTCGTACTTTTATTTCACCTCTAATAAATCAGAGATAATCGAGTTGTGCGACTGGATGGAAAAGAACCTTGGTTTAGATAATCCCTTTCGGGAAGCGGTGGTTAAAGAGGTGTACGCGAAGATGAACCATAATAGCGGATATACGGATATTATGCTGTACAGGCGGGTGGATTGATGGTGAAAACTTTCCCAATAAAAAAGGCGGCCTAATAGGTCGCCTTTATATTTTGAGGAAGATTTTCCTCACTTCTTCAATCTGTTCCGCTTTATCCGGTACACTTCATCGTAGCTTTTTTTATCCCGGTAGAGGTACGGCAGTTCTATTTGCTTTTCCTTCCAGTTTTGCGCGTATTTTGCGGCCTCTGTGGCATTCAGATAGACACGGTCGGCCATTGTGTCAAAGTTCTTTTGCATCACCACAAACACGCTCTTTTTGGCTAAAGAAGCATCGTTGAGCGGTTGCTGGTTCTGCCGGTCGTCGAGGGCTATGGCGTTGGATGGATGCCATTCGGAACTGTCAGCCTGAAAGTATAGGTTTACCTGCTGGTTAGAGTAACCTGTGCGGCTGCAAAAGTGAATGCAATCTTCGGATGCGGCGTAAACTTTTACCGGTTTGTGTTGCTTGTCGAATACTACCCACGCGGGCTTTGTCTGCATGGATTGACACCATGCCGATGCTGCAAAGGCAGCAAGTAATATAATGGTAAATAAGCGTTTCATAGTTAGTTATTTGCTTTTTATTTCGACACCATAATCTTTGCTGTACATGGCTATCCAGTTGGAACCGTCAGCTTCGCAGTCGCCGGGTTTTGCATACACGTACACGAAAATATGCGTGGGTTCGCTGTGGAACTTCACCGGCTCATACTTACAATCGCTTACAAAGCTATTGACAAGTTTTGTCAATTGTTCAGGGGTGTAAACGGTATCGGTAAGGTAGGCGCGATATGTAACCTGCGACTTTGCCGGTATGTCGTACACCTTCTTTTCTATTTCCTGATAGCCGATTGTCTTTTCCTGTGCTCCTCCTGAGCATGATGCAAGAAGGCCTGAAACTAATGCCATTTCAATATGCCATTTTTTTACCGTATGTGGTATTGACAGGATATTCTTTATTATTGTGTTCATAAAGTATGTGTTTGAGTTACAAAGGTAAAAAAGCCTATTGATAATACAATAGGCTCTTTAGTTATTGAAATAGTTCTTGTTGTTGTTTGTGCTGATCAAGTACCTGCATTCGGTCTGATTTACCATATCGGCCATGGGTATAAGCATACCCTTCTTTTACGTTTATCAGTACATCTACTTCGTGTTTCCACTTTTCAATTGAGACGCCCATCTGCATCACAAGGTGATAGCTTAATTTGCGGCGTTTATACTTTTGCCGGAGTGCTTCAAAGCGTTCGTAACTCATATTTATGTGCTGGGTGCTGTCGAATATTACAAAGCGATAGCCCCCTGTGCGTATCATGTCATCTATTTCGTCAATGTTCTTGGTGTGTACAAATCGAACTTTCGGAGATACAACGCCGCAACGTTTTACCCGTAGTTGCAGTGTTTTGCTTCTGATGCGTTCTTCTGCCGAAACGTATAGCACACGCCCAAACTGGCTTATCATTTGTGCAAATTTGGCGCAATAGGTACTCTTTCCGCTCTTTGCTTCGCCTCGGATCAGCGTACTAAACCGAATGTCAGGTTCTCCAAGTAGCGACTTCCATTCGTCGGCAAACGGATATACTTCAACGTTTGCTTCTTCGATTTCTAAAGGTGAATAAGTTCTCATAGTGTGTTGGTGTTTTAACCTCTCCCAAACCCCTCTCCCGAAGAGAGGGGCAATATGGATGTTCCGTAAATTTCCTGAGCGCATTTGCCGCAATATCCGAACTCAGCCACTAAAGGGTGTTGCTTGCCGCAATTGGGACAAATGGTGCTTTTTTTAGGTTCATCAATTTTAGATTGCTTCATTTCGTACTGTACAGGCTCGAATTTGACGGTAACAATAGCATCCAACCAGCCAGAACCTTTGCAATTTGGGCACTCTTTAATGTCGTATTGCTCGTCTGGACGGTATGGATAAATAAGAGTTCTAAGGGTTCCTTCTCCTTTACAAAAATTGCATTTCAAACGGATTGCAGTACTTTGAGTGTCAAGGCCTATTGCATTTTCAGGTGTGGTTATCTCAACAAAGTGTTTATTTTGTAACATGCCAGTAGCTTTTTTCTATTGATTCAAGCATTCTCATACACATAGCGGCTGTTTGTATAACTTCATCTTTGAGTAACATCAACAATTCTGCTTTGTCTCCTTTTTCGTAAACAAAATCGTTTGCCGCTTTCACAACTTCTCCAGCCTCTTCCATCATGATACATGTTTGTTCAAAAACATTTGTCGGGAAGGTTGGATATAATTTCTTTGCCCGTATTAATTCACGGTCAATTGCTTCGTATTTAAGCAATCTATCCTCTGTACTATTTAGTTCCATGTTCTAAATAGTTAGTAAGTGTTTGAAAGCCTCCAGTTGCGTATTTACCTGTGCTACTATAGAGGCATCTTCGCAGGTCGTTTTCACGTTGAGCATACAGGCAATTTTCTGAATGATGGTCTCATTGTCGGCATTGGTACTGTCGTTGTCTGTGATAGCTGTTTTGTACAGCAGTTTGCCCTTTCCGGTACGTGGGTTCTCAATACACACTACGCCGTAAAATGTATTGTCTTTACTTTTGATTGCCACAAAACGGGGCACTTTTTTAGTTTTCTTCGTTGTCATCTTCTTCGTTAATTAAATTGTTGTTTATCCATTCATTAAGCTTGTCGCTTCTTTTATTGCTTACAAGGCAGGTGAATACCTGCTTTCTGTTCCGTGTATCGCATTCGCATAGTCCGCCGCGATTGGGTATGGTGTCAAAAAACAGCCGTATGAAAATGCCGGGTTTGGTTAGATACACTTTGCCAAAAGTGGAATCCCAGTTTGCCCATTTTTCAAACTTCCAGCTTTCGGGAACTTTTACGGCAGCAAAAAACTCTTCCGGGGTTTCGTCCGGTTGTTGTTTAATTCTCTTTTTTATAGTCATAAATGAAACTACTAAAGAGAAACAGCGTAAAAATGGCTATGATTGTCTCGAACATTACACACATTGCCCATTTGTCGCCGTCGATGCGCCAAGGCATGTGCTTGAATAAAAAGAAACAACCTACCATCAGGCTGATGCCGCCAATAGCAGTAAGAACTGCAAGGATAATGCTTGTTTTTCTCATGTTTAAATAGGGTTTAAATGTGGTTTAAATGGATGCCCACATAGGGGCACCCGTACTGAAATATATTGTGGAGTCGGCGGGAGTCGAACCCGCGTCCAATCCGACATTGACGGCTCCGGGTTCCGGCTGACGTTTCGCAACGTAGGCCGGATGAGTTCAAAAAAATGGTTAGTGTTGGCGGATATTAGGATTTATCTTCACAAACTATAAATTCTTCAGGTAGCTTTTTAACTGTTATCTCGATTAGGTTAGCAATAATTTGAGGACGCTTTTTGTCAAATATGCGTGGCTGAATGTATTTCCAAACCTGCTTTTTTAACTTTGCTATTGCAGGGGGGTGTTGGCGATCTTTTTCTACATAAAGACCTTCAATAACTCCTTTTTGAAACTTGTTTGTTTCGTCGGTAGGGTCGACTGGTTGATAGATTACTCTTACCTTATATATGGTGTTGATTGTTTTAGAGAGACGCATGCAATGCGTCTCTACGGGGTTACCATCCTATTGATTTTGATATTTCAGGGGTAAATCCTCCGAAATGATTCCATAGCCGTTCTGTGAAATACTGTCCAGCCGGATGCGTTCCGTCTTTCCATTCCTGTTTTCTTGTGCCAAAACGCCACATTCGACACATATCCTCATGTGATAAAGCATCAATCTCGGCTTTATCTTCCGGTGTTAATCCTTCAACACTCATATGTTCGAGAAATTTAATTCGACACATTGGTATTCGCCTTCGGCATCCTTTAGAAATATCCGATGGTACTTCTTTGATTTAGGCCTTCTTGTCGCTTTTTCAATCAAGTCACATGCCTGACTAAACTTTGGATTGTTTATTTTTACCTTATGTTTTACGAGACCTAATACCCTTTTGGGGTCTAATTTTCCTCGTGATGTGGCGAAGGCATCTCGAACCAAATCCTTTACAAACTCATTTTTGCTTTCAATCTCATCTTGAAGAAATTCGTTGAGCAATGTCTGAGCGGCCATAATGGTGAGATCATCGAATTTTATAGGCTCGGATATTGCCACCTCAAACCTAATAGAGCGGTCAAAAGAAAAAACATTCCAGTTCCCTTTCGAGTCAACCTTTACGGCATTGTCGACCATAGCAGCCTCAAATAGCGCCTTTTCTTCTGCCTGTACCTGTTTTTTCAAAGCATCCAACTTAGCTGAAAGCGATTGCGCCTCTTTCAATAGTTTCGCAAGCGTTTTTTCCTTCAGCTTTTCGTAGTTAGTCAATCTCGTACGCGGAATAGGCATTCCTGTCTCATCGTACCATTTTTCATCTTTAATGTTGTAAATCATATTGTTTAAATTAAAGGGTTTATAAATCTTGTAGTTGACTGTCTATTTGTTCCAATTGAAGGCGCGGATTGGGCTCGTTCAGCATATTGTTGAATGCTGTATAGCTGACACGTATAACGGGCTGTATGTGCTTTATGAACACACGACGGCGAACGGTAGTTTCGTCCTCGTATTTGTCGATAAGGTCGGCCACTTCAACGCATCTGCGCAAGTATGCTGCGCGACGCCCTAACTGCATTTTCAATTGTTTCTTTTCGTCCATTAGTTCCAGTGTGCTAATCGGTTGTGTTCTTCTTTGATGGCTTCCTCTTTTTTCAGGATGCTTTCAAGCTTTTTGGTGAGAGTTTCCATCTCCGTGATGGTCATTTCGTACAGCAGTTTCCCGGCTATTTTTGGTTGTTTCATAAAGGCATTGACTTTGTTCCAGTCTGTAGTATCAACCCCGTATTTTTGCAACCGTATGAGTATGCCAGATCGAAGCTTTTTTACCTGTTTTTCCTCTTCGTTGGCTATTATTTTAGCACGTGTTTTTGCTGTTTTGTTGTCATTTACAAGCCGTTTAAGGTCATATATCATTTTGTCGTAACCGGCCTTATTCGTATTGTAAAACTCGCTGAGCGATGTGGTGAGCATTCCGCTGTATTCCCATACCACATCCTCTTTGTTCATCCTCGGCAACTGATTGATCAGTGCGAAGAATACCGAATGTGATACCGTCGCTTTCATGCTACCTGTAGTTTAATGCGTTCGCGCTTGATGACACGTTTGATGCGGCGAATGTCCTCTATCACTTTGATGGTTTTGCCACCTTCGAGGGCGTGCTGCACCGGGTTACATTCATTGAAGATTGCCGACTGTGTTTCAGAATCTTCAATGCCATTCACGGCGCAAATTTTACGGGTATCTTCGAGTGATGAGCCACGAAGGTGTAGGTAGTTGCGCCCAAAACGGCTGTCAAGTTCGTCGTATCCATCCTTGTTGAAACGAACGCCGCGTTTAATCTCCTGTTCTAGGTTTTCGGTGCCAAGAATAACGCAGCCTAAAACATCTTCGAGCTCGTTGTACAGGTGAATGAGGGCAATAAGAGCCGACGGACGTAGTGAGTTGGCTTGATCAAGTATAAGCAACGGACGTATGTTTATTTTGCCTTTGAAAGCAATTGCAATAGCTTCCAGCAGGTCGTTTTTGCGGGCAATACCTTTGGGCATGTCTGCACCCACTTCTACGGCCAGTTTGGTTAGGAACTCGCGACCACTCCACTCTTTGCAAGCAAGGTAATACACGCCTTTGGTACGGTTGTTTTCGAGATATACAGAAGCCGGTGTAGTCTTTCCTCCGCCAGCTTTGTGACTGATTCCGATAAAAAGAGCCTCACGCTTTGCATCTTCCAGTACCATGTACACGCTACGGAAGTCGTGTGTTTCTGCTATGTTCCATTTTCCACCGCCAAAGTCGTAGCCCAAAGCTACTGCGATGGTGGAATATATGTCGTCGCCTTTGGCAGCATACACGCCTTTGCGGAGCTGGCTCAGTGCGGTTTCGCTGATAGCGCATTTCTTTGCTACCTGTGCCGCCGAACCCATTCGCAAAATTTCTTCCTCGATGAGTCGAAGAATGTCGTTTTTTTGTGTTTGTGTTAGCATTTTAAATTGAGTTTAAAGGTGATTTACTTTGAGTTGTATTTGTAATACTTAAGTGCCATTGTTTGCATCGTTTCGAGTTCCTTCAATTTTTCGTTTACCATGGTGTCAAAACGCCGTGTATCATTGATAAATAAAAACTCAAATGGAGAGTCAACCAGCCAACATTCAGACTTATCTATTTGTACATTATCTTTGTTGTAAATTCTTAAGTCGCATCCTGCCAT